CTTACTTTTAACGTAGTCAATTAACAACGGCTGTAATACATTGTCAATATCAATAGTGCTACCAGAGCCCTGTATAGAGGTTACCTTATCTGGTTCTGCATTATATGATATTACCATACCATTAGTAATTTTATTGTGTTCTTTAATAAGACCGTTGTCATCAAATTTAGAAACAGCAGCACTATTACTATGAGATGCAGCTGTAGATGAATGACGACCCCTAACTACTGTAATTACTTTAGTGCTTGTATTTATTGCTGTAACTCTAAATACCTCGCTTCCTACTTTTATCATATCATCAACAGATAATGAATCTACGCTAGATAAAGTAACACTTGTTGTACTGTCGTTTGATATCTCTGCACCTAACGTTGTAAGAGATGTAACAGAAGTAGCGTGTGTAGTTGCAGTAGTATCTCTGAAACCCCTTGTTACAGTTAATGCATTATCAGTAATACTTTCTATTCTCATGATTTCATTATTTATCTGTATTAAATCAAAAGCACTAAATACTGAACCATCATCTACGTCTATCACAGTTTCTGTTGCATCTACTGGCTCTGCTACTAAATTTTTTGTACTTCCATCTGTTTGCAAAGAATTTTGTATACTAAGTTGTACTGGTTTCAGTTTAGTTTCAGCAGTTTCTGATGTACCACCGTCACCTATATCAGTAGCTATTGCTATTCTATCTCCTTCAATCCACCATACAAATGATGTTGATGGGTTTTTATACGTACTGCTTACTGCTGCCATGTTATACCTCTGTCCATGTTGTCTTTGCTAATTCTTCTTTGTAAAACTGTTTTATTTCTTGATTTGTTAATCTAGGAATTTGTATATATTCACCTGCATCATTTTTAATAGCACATCTAAATACTTTGTTTACAGTAATTGCTCTGTCATCGTCTAAATTATACCACAACTGATTATGAACTAAATCAGTGTCTGCATATTCTACTTTTTGCAAAAATTGACCCATATCAATTAACGCTTCATTGATTAAGTTCAATACATAGTTTTCTGATACTCCAGGAACAGCCTGTAGCACTCTACTATAAATCTCTTTTGCTGTAAATTCTATCGCAGCCATTATAATGCTCCTTGTAGTGTTTGTATTTGTTCTTTATATTGTGCATCTATTACTTGGTATTGAGCAGTTAGTCCTGACACTAGCTCTACATCTTCAGCAACGTTTGCATCTGATATTCTTTTTTCTATAGCATTTCTAGCTGCAAATAACACTACAGCATTTTCTGCTTCATCAGGAAAATTTGTTATAGAAGTATCATCATAAGTCAAACCTGAAAATGAAAGGTCTATATTAACTAATGACATATCATTCGTAGAAGCAGTT